ATCTAACCATTGTGAGTACTTTAACTTATCTTTGTACTCACCTTCTAGTCTTGCAACATCAGTTTCAGCTTTCTTAGCTAAAGCTGCATACTTATGCTCCCTTACCTTTTGTTCTAAACCTTGCTTCTCTCTCAGTACCCCTTCTTCAAATTGGTGTTTTGTATTTAATCCTGATAGAAACGCATTAGAGTTTTCTTTATGTTGTAATTGGGCTAATTTAATACCCTCAAGTTCGCCTTGGCGTTGTTCTTTAATGCGTTCTTCTGAAACTCTTAAGCCTTGGCCTAATTGTTTAAAGCGTCTACTTTCAGCAGCACTTTTAAATTTTCTTGGTTGTGCCATAATTTATTTAAAGGTTACATATCAGTATCCCAATATGAGAATCCATCACCCATGTCAATAGAGTCAGCTACTTGTGTACCTCCTCCTCCGAATGCACCTGTTGCACCTAGAGAGGATAATCCTGATCCTATAGAACCAGCAACACTAGAAATTGTACTACCCCATGCCATATCAGCAGCAGCACCTGGACTAGCCATGAAGCCTCTAACTGGTTGTGGTCCGAAGTCGAACTCTTCTAATAATCTTGGTAATGAATATTCTGGTGTAGGTAAAGCAGCTTGTTTTAATGGTTCTGGTAAGGTTGTAGGTTTCAGCATCTTACTAGCAAAAGCTGTTAAATCTGCTGATGTTTTATCTTGTATAATTCCTTCTAATATAGCTCTAGCATTTCTATCTTGGCTGTCACTAGTTGCATTAAGCATTTCTGTTTGCCTACCGTAGTCGGCCATGTTTGCTTGATAACCTTTTCTAGCACTTCTACCAGTAGATGCTCTAGCTCTTAACTTACCTTCAGCTTCAATCTGTTCAATATAAGAATCATTAGCATCGAAAGCTCTTTCAGCTTTAGCTTCTTGTAATTTAATAATTTCACTATCCATAGCAGATCTAGCTGACATGTTATTTAGTGAAGTTGTATCATGATAGATGTCTTCAGATCTTTTAAAAGCTATTTCATTAGTTACATTTTTCTGATTTCTTATCTTTAAATTATAATCATATTGCTGCTGTGCTTGTACATCTCTATAAGCTCTTTCTCGACCTTGATTACGTGCCTGAAGATTTATCCTATCGACAGCTTCAGAACGCTGAGACTGAAGCTGTTGACGCTTCATGTCCCACATGTCTAAGTTATATTGATGTTGAGCATTCGTGGCTTTTGCTTGTTGTATAGCTTGGTCTTGTGCGGCAGCAGCACGTTTGCTTCCACCGAAAATACCACCTATAGTCTGTATAGCCATTCCGCCAACAATGGCGGCTGTTCCTGGATCCATATTATTTCCTTTGGTAAGATCTTGTTGAGTACTGACCTTCCCACATCATTGAGTTTAATGCTACCGGGAATGGAGAATCATTGAATACTCTAAGTTGGAAGTTTTCTGTTCTTTGATGTATTGGTATAGAGAACACTGATAAACTAGACAGCGCTACATCATTTGCTAAATAATTATTAGCAATGATAGTTGGATTAATGTTATACCATTCATCAAGATATATTAATATACTAGCACCATCAGCTGGTGCAGTAGTAAATGTTATTTGTGTATCACCTGATACCGTGAATGCTGTTACTTCAGCATTGTTTACTCTTACTTTTATTTGGTCTGTGTCTTTATATGATAGATCTTCTTCAATCCAAGAGAATACAGTAGTACTACCATCTCCAGTATAAGTCTTTTCACCTTGTCTAACACCCTTAGATTTAAGTTTAAACCCTAGACCTCCTGATAGACCTACAGCAAACTTCATTCTATTGATAATTAAACTAGCAGTGAAATCAGTTAGTTCTTGCTTCTCGTCTCCTCTGTGATAAGTTCTAGGTAAGATAAGATCTAAGTCGTATCTCCATCCTAAAATAACATCTGTAGCAAGACTAGTTAAGTTCTTCTTAAGTACTTTAAAATATGTACCACCTCCATCTGTAGCTATTGTTGGTTCAGTAGAGAATCCAGATTCAACCAGTGCTCCTGGTGCAGATGTACCTTTAATAACAAGTGCAGGTTTTAATCCTGTTACATTATTCCAAGGTATATAGCATTTAGAGAAATCACCAGCAGTATCATATGCAACTGAAGAGGCAACAGCATATAGATCTAAGCAGGGGTTAACTGAAGTACCATCATTATTAACAATAATAGCATCACTAGGACTCTGACTCATACTAGCTTGACTTAAGGTAAATTGACTACCTTGTTTAGTAACTAGATACATAGCATCTGAGTCAACAGCCATACCTTGTACAGTACCACATATTTGCCAGTTATACCAAGCTTGTACTTTTAGTTCCTTACCATCATGATAAGTTCTAAAGAAGTATATGTACCTAGATGTCTGATCTGACATAGCTAGGAACTGGTTCTGAGGACTAGCTACTAGTGTATCTATTGTAGCTGGAACCCATTCGTTTACTACTCTACCTATATCTTGAATGGCTGGACTTTCATCCTGACCACGAGTAAGCATATAGAAGGTTCTAGTATAACTAGGTGTCTTAGCTATAAAGTGTATGTTAGTACCAATGTCTACTGGGTCTACATCTGTAGCCATCTCATAGTTAGCTATAGTTCTTACGTTAGTTGTAGAAGGTGTTAAAACTCCATCAGAAGCTGATAATAGAAACTGTTGATTCTTACTAAATAGGATTAAACCCTGAATAGTAGGTAACACAGCATGTAAAGCTGCAGGTCTAATGGTTGAACAACTAACATCAATAGGGTCAGCATCTGTTACTGTTTGTGCTGATGTATGATAGAAGTTATAGAAGTCCTGAGATTGACTCATAGATACATTATCACCTGATAAGAATCCAAGTCTACTGTTATAGAAAAATGATTGTTGTACCTTATCTCCTACAAAACTAGGATGTGAGTTAGTAGTATCATCTCCTACAGCACGGTCAATCCACGTAGCTTTTTTAAATACAAATCTATTAAGAGCTAAGTTAATTAATTCATGAGGCATTGTAGCGGCATCTAGCCCTGGTGATTGAGCTGGGTCTCTTGTTTCACCCCAATATCCACTACCTGATGTACCATCATCTGCTACAAATTTAGCAAAGTATGTATCTTCTTTAGCAGCAGTATTGATAACTTTAACTGTATGGTCATGTACTGATTCAATAGGTAACTGAGATACATTATCTACTTGATCCTGAAAGGCTCTCATAGACTGACCTGAGTCACCACCACTAGCTAAAATAGCTATGGATGAGTTACTATCTGTTATCTGTAATGATTCAACGAATACAGTTACTGATAAACCAGATATACTTAAAGCATCTATACCTGTTTTAAATGCATCTAATATAGTTTTATAAGTAGAACCAGTATTAGATGTATGGTTAATAACATTACCATTAATATTAATAGAATAGGTATTCTCTAATGGACTACCACTAAGTACTACTGTAGCTTGCCTTAGTGCATTAAATGTAGGGTCTGCTTGTTTAGCTACAGTATGTAAGTTATTAGTTATTATAGAAGTATCTTGTACAGTTAGGATATCATAGTTAGTACGTGCTCCTGTTAGGTATGCTTTACCTACAGAACCTGCTGATGTATAATCCCATCTAGCACCACCATCAGTTATATTAGCTCCTGTACCTGTAGGTCCACCTGAACTTGCAGAAGTACCTGCAGTATCACAAGTATATACTTTACCACTATCATTTGTGATAATGTCTCCTACTGCATAAGCTGTGCTAGCTTGCCAAGATGTATAATCATAATCAACAGTACATGCAGTACCATTAATATTCCATATATCTATATCTCCTGTACTTCCTCCTGCAGCAGGTTTAATACATCCTATGTATTTCTCATCTGAGGTTCTAGCAATGTAGAACCATTTACAATTATCATAAGTAGTACCAGTACCTAAGTTAGCAATCCATTTAGTTCCGGGTCTTTTAGTAAGTCCAAAGGTAGGGTCAGGGTAGCCATTAAGACATTCCTTAACCTGACCTGGAAACATTTTATCTTCAGATTGTTTAGATACACCACCTAAATAATTATCAATACGTTCGGTTATAGCTGGCATTATCTTTTAAGTGCATGGAATGGTTGGTAGGATGGGTAGTAATTTGTTTGGTCATTAGGATGTCCAAAGATAGTAAACTGTCCTTGTTGAGTTTCATACTCCATAGCTGTAGATCTAGCCCAACCTTCTTGTGTGTTTAACATCTCATACTGAGCTGAATCTCCTATGATTCTCTGAGATGTAATAGAAGCAGCTTTAGCTACAATGAAAGCTTGTATCGGTTCAGGTATATCTACCCAATCGAACTCCCATATAATATCACACTCTACTTTGTCATGGTTAGGCCAAGTGTATCTATGGTTATGTCTATCGTATAGTTTAGCGTCTCTTCTTATACCATCATAATCTATATTAGAAGAGTTTCTACTTAACTTTATTTGTAGTATGTTATTAGGTATAAGGATTTCATCATTTGTATCAGGTACAAATTCATAATGGTTCTCCTTGTTAAATGTCCAGCCTTCAGCTTGGACTTCTCTGTTTACCTGTAACAGCGTATCGTAAGCAATCGCAACGTCCGGGTTGGTTTGATCGAGAGTGGTTACAGGAGCCTGACCACATGACGATAGTATTTGATTTATAGCAGGTAATTCTTTAGTAGCGTTAGTGGTTGGAAAAGGCATGATTATTAATTAGTAAAAAAAAAGGAGCCCCGAAGGACTCCTATATAAATAAAAGCTATTAAGCGTTAGCCGTTAGCTGGGTATGTTGCACCGAATGCAGCGTTACCGGAAGATCCGACAGCAGCACCTGCAATAAGTTCAACACAAGCGGCTGGGTTTAGGAAGTCAGCTCCCATTGCGAGACGTCCGAGAATCACGTCACCCTGGTAAACCACTGATACATCCCCAGAAGTTACCTGAACCTGTGGTCCGATAGCTTCTACAACACCTGCGCCTTCCTTCTGGAAGATAAGTCCACAGCTGTTAGCAAAGTCAGTAGCGTTACCGTAGTTATTATTGATACCAGTGACTGAAGCACGAGCATCTTCTGCGGTTTCAGCGACGAATGATCCTGTGTTACCTGGTGAAGTTACACCTGGGTTAGTAGCAGAAGCAGAACCAAACTTAGTACCGTAGGAACCAAAGAATGGTATGTTCATTGACTTGTAGATTTTGATACCTGCAATCTCAATGATTCCGTTTCCTTTCTGTAAGGCATCACCTTGCTCATCTCTGTTGATTAGATAAGCACCTGAGCCTGATCCACCAACACCTTGAACAAGTTCGTAATACTGTCTTGGGTTAAGTACAGCAACACGACCTTCAGAACTAACTCCCTTCTCATCTAAAGCCGCTGCGGCATCATAAAATGCGTTCACGAGTGAAGATGCGACATAAGCATCGGATGCTTGGTTGTTAGTACCAACACGAATCTGTGTTCCACCTGGTTCTACGAAACCAGACTTAGTTATAGGTGAAGCTTGTCTTGCACCTTTAGCAATTTGACGGAAGATAAGTCTGTCATACTTTTGAGCTAATGCATAACCAATCTTCTTAGAGATTTCTCCCCTTAATTCATAGTGTGCAAGTGTCTCATCTAACTCATATACGAATGCACTTGAGATTAGTAGATCGTCAACCGTAATGGTCTTCTCTGCTACTGGAGGTGATCCGTCGGAGTTACCGAGAA